GTTTAGCTCAGGTAGATCAAGAAGAGAAACAGCTTACCAATTAGGTATTAAATTTAAGGTAGCTAATAAAATTCCTTTAGAAGATGGCATCCACGCAGTTAAGGTTTTTCTGCCAAGATGCAAAATTGATATTGATAATTGCAAAGATCTAGTCAATGCACTTAGACATTATCACCGTAAATACTCAGAAAAAGAACGAGTATTTGCAACTAAACCAGTTCATTCCTGGTCCAGTCATTATTGCGATGCCGTTAGAGTTATGGCTACAGGATATGAAGGATTAAAGGATATGAACGTTAAAAGACAACAAACAGCAATGAACGATTACAACATTATTTAGTCATGGGTGGATTTATAAGAAAAATATTTAAAATTGAACAACCAACTTTTGAACAGCCAATAGTAGACGATGTACCAGCCGTTGAAGATGAGGTGAGAGAAGAAGAAGTTGAAGAACAATTAACCGAAGAACAAAAGAAGCGTAAAGGTAGACGTTCTACAATTCTTACTGGACCTCAAGGCTTAACTACAATCGATGACGAAAACATCAGTCAAAAAACTTTATTAGGAGGATAATAATATGGGTGGATTTAGCGGAGGCGCATCTACAGGCGGTGGCGGTGGATCTGGTCCAGCTGGAAGAAAAACAGATGGATCTTACGGAACTAAAAGAGACGCACAAAGAGCATCAAGAAGAAACGAAGGTAGAAAAGCTGCAAAAGAAATTGGAGATTTTATTAAAGGTGGCGGAGTAACTGGAGCTTTAGTTAGAGGTATTACAAAAACACAAAAGCAAAAAAATAAAACTACTAAAGGTGGTGATGTATTTGGTGGAGAAGCTTATGGTTATAATGAAGCTGAAGAAAAAAGAGATTTTAAAGGTACAAGAAATCTACAACCAAATAATGATAGAGATAATTCTAACGAAACTAGACCTAAAGCAACTAAAGCCGAAGGTATAGAAGTTGCTAAAGCTTCAACACCTATGAATGAAGTAAGCAAAACTCAAGCCGATGCAGTTTCTGAAGCACCTAAAGGACCAACAACTGTTGAAATGACACCTGAGCAAGAAGAAGCTGAAAGATTATTAAAAATTAAAAGACAAGGTAGAAAGTCTACTATCTTAAATATTCCAGAGGAAGAACTAACTTTATCTAAAAAAGTTTTACTAGGTTAATATGCAATCAGAAGAATACAGAAAGTTCGCAAAAGAACTAAAAGATAATTTATCTCGACTACAAACTAAAAGACAAAACTGGGAAAGCCATTGGCAAGAAGTTGCTGATTATATGCTTCCAAGAAAATCTGACATCAATAGAGAAAGGTCTAAAGGAGATAAAAGAAACGTACAAATTTATGATAGTACAGCAGTACATAGTTTAGAACTATTAGCTAGTTCTTTACATGGTATGCTTACATCTAACGCTCAAAGATGGTTTCAGTTAAGATACAAAGAAGCAGCCTTTAATGATTTAGACGAAGCAAAAGAATGGTTAGAAGATGCTACTGAAAAAATGTATGTAGCTTTTGCTAGATCTAACTTTCAACAAGAGATTTTTGAAAACTATCATGACCTTATAGCATTTGGTACTGCTTGTTTATTTATAGAAGAAGATAAAGACGATATTATTAAATTCTCTGCAAGACACATCAAGGAGATTTATATTACAGAAAACGATAAAGGTTTTATCGATACTATTTACAGAAAATTTAAAATGACTGCTAAAGCAGCATTTGAAAGATTTGGTAAAGACAACATTAGTAGAGACTTAGCTGTCAAATTTCAAAAGACACCGTTTGATGATGTCGAGCTAGTTCACGTTGTTAGACCAAGATCAGTTTACAATCCAAGTAAGCTTGATAAACAAAATATGCCGTTTCAATCCGTTTATATGGAATATGAAACAGGACACATAATTTCCATCGGTGGGTTTAGAGAATTTCCTTATGTCGTTCCTAGATACTTAAAAGCATCGAACGAAATCTACGGCAGATCGCCTGGTATGAACTCTTTACCTGACGTTAAAGTCTTAAATAAAATGGTGGAAGTATCAATGAAGGCTGCGCAAAAACAAGTGGATCCGCCTTTGTTGGTTCCTGATGATGCAATGATCTTGCCAGTTAGAACTGCGCCTGGATCTTTGAATTACTATAGATCAGGATCAAGAGATCGTATTGAAGCTTTGAATATTGCGGCTAACAATCCGTTAGGTCTTAATATGGAAGATCAAAGACGAAGATCTATCTCACGTACATTTCATGTCGACCAGCTGTTAATTCAAGAAAATAGAACAATGACAGCGACTGAAGTAATGCAACGTAATCAAGAGAAGATGCGAATACTTGGTCCAGTAATAGGAAGATTACAGCAAGAGTTGTTAATGCCTTTAATCATCAGAGTATTTAACATCATGCTGCGTAATAAAGAATTTTTACCAGCACCAGAATTATTGGTTAATCAACAAGTTGATATTGAATATGTATCGCCAGTAGCTTTGGCACAAAAAGGATCTCAACTTGAAAGTATAATGAGAGGATTAGAATTATTTGGATCTATATCTCAGATAGCGCCAGTAACAGATTACATTGATGAAAATGGTTTAATAAAACAAATCATCAACATATTAGGCTTACCAGCAAAAATGATTAAGTCTGATAAAGAAGTTCAAGAACTTAGAGCTGTCCGTCAAGAACAACAAGCAGCTCAAGCACAGATGCAACAAGATCAAATGCAATCTGAACAAGCGAGAAATGCTGCTCCTCTAGTGCAAGCATTAAATGGAAAACAGCAATAAAAAAATTAAAGACTTAGTAAAGCATTACAAAATAGTCTTTGGTTCCGATGAAGGCAAACAAGTCATATCGGATTTAGAAAAAAGATGTCATTACAACGTAACAACGTTCAGTAAAGACAGCTCAAACGAAACCGCATTTATGGAAGGTCAAAGATCAGTTCTTCTTTTCATAAAAGCGATGATCTCAAAAAAGGAGTAATCTATGGATCAGACAACTGCAAACGTGCAATCTGATACATTAGCAACAGCTGACGTATCGGATCAATCGCAACCTCAAGAACAAAGTATTGATTTTCAAACTTTGATCCCAGAGGAATATAAAGAAGAAAAATCTTTACATAATTTTTCTAATATGAACGATTTTGTAAAGTCTTATTTACACTCACAAAAATTAGTTGGTGCAGATAAGATACCAGTTCCTAATAAGATGGCGACCGATGAAGATTGGAACGCTGTATATGAGAGACTTGGTAGACCACAAAGTCCAGATGGATATAAATATGATCTTCCAAAAGAAACTAAGCTTGATGAGGCAACTCTAAAAGCATTTTCAGACGAAGCTCATAAGTTAGGTTTATTACCTAAACAAGCTCAAGGTATTATAAATTATTATAATAATCTTGCTGAACAATCAGAGCAATCTTCTACACTTAAAGAAGAGACAGCTAAAGCTGAGGCTGAAGTCGAACTCCGTAAAGAGTATGGACCAGCTTACGATTTAAAAATCGCTCAGGCTAGAAATCTTGCAACAAATACTTTAGGTGCAGATTTTCTACGTAACACTAAACTTGCTGATGGATCTGTATTAGGAAACCATCCTCAAGTAGTTAGAGCTTTTGCTGATCTTGCTTCTAAAATGTCTGAAGACAGTATGGTTCAAGGTGAGGCTACATCTGCTATGACTATTAAAGAAATAGATAGTGAGATTGAAAGCTTAACTCAACCAGGTTCAGCATATTGGGATAAAACTCACATTAACCATCGTAAAGCAGTTAGTGAAGTTCAAAGACTTTATGAACTGAAAAACAATGGCTAACGAGAAGTTTGAACCTCAAGGTGAAATTACAGATGTTGAAATTAGACTTGAATGTCTAAGATTAGCTACAGAATTTTCACCAGAAAATGCACGGAGAGATCCGTTACCAATCGCAGATAAATATTACGATTGGGTAAAGCAAAATTCTAAGCGACAATCCAAAAGGACCGCTTCGAGTAAAGTCTAATTGCCGACTATAAAGGTAAAGACGAGATCCGAGTAATCGGAAAATCAAATCGATAAATCAAACATCAATCAACTAAGGAGGACATAAAATGTCTAGCCAAATAACTACAGCTTTTGTACAGCAGTATTCAAACAATGTACAAATGTTGTCACAACAAAAAGGCTCACTTCTTAGAGGTACTGTTGATACTGAAAGTATCGTAGGTAAAAACGCTTTCTTCGATCAAGTTGGCGTTGCAACTGCTGTCAAAAGAACAACAAGACACGGTGATACACCACAAATCGACACTCCTCACTCAAGAAGAAGAGTATCATTGGTTGATTATGAGTACGCTGATCTTATCGACAATCAGGATAAGATTAGAACTCTAATCGATCCAACATCGTCATACGCAATGGCTGCTGCTTACGCATTAGGTAGAGCGCAAGATGATGAAATCATAGCTGCTGCAAGTGGTACAGCTTTCACTGGTGAAACTGGTAGTACATCTACTACTTTACCAGCTGGTCAGCAAATCACTGAAAGTGGTACAGACGGTTTAACTATTGCTAAGTTAAGAAATGCTAAAGAAATTTTTGACAGCGCATCAGTTGATCCATCAATTTCAAGATACATAGTTGTAGGACCAAAACAAATTTCTGATTTGTTAGGAACTACTGAGGTTACATCTTCAGACTTCAACACTGTTAAAGCGTTGGCGAACGGAGAAGTTAATACGTTTCTTGGATTTAACTTTATAGTGTCAAACAGACTATCAATCGCATCTTCTAAAAGACTATGCTTAGCTTACGCTATGGATGGTATCAAGATGGCAATCGGTCAAGACTTAATGACTAGAATTGATGAGAGAGCTGATAAAGGTTACTCAACTCAAATCTACGTTTGTCAGTCAATCGGTGCTACTAGAATGGAAGAAGAAAAAGTAGTCACAATTCAAGCTCACGAAGCTTAATCATAGGAGGATATAATTATGGCAAGTGTTAAAGGTGCAAACATCACTAACATAGATGCTACTCCTGTTGTTAAAGTGAGTAGCGAAGAAGCTGGAGGCAAACTAAGAGTATTTCACGATACTTATGAAGCTTCTAGTTTAGCGTCAGGATCTGACATCACTATCGCTAGAATACCTATCAATGCAACTATCCACGATGTTATCGTTAAATGCGATGCGTTAGGATCAGGTGTAACTTTAAAAGTAGGTGATAGCGGAGACGATGACAGATATATCACTGTTGTAGGTACATGGAATGTAGCTGGACAATCTCAGTCAATGTTGGCTGGTAGTTCAACAGGCGCTCCAGTACCAGCTGTAACTGGTTTAGGTTACAGAACAACTGCTGAGACTGATGTCTTAATCACTACTGGTGGCGCATCAGCTACTGGTACTATTTTCGCTTGGGTAGTTTACTCAGTTGAATAATAGTTAATTGCTTGGCGGTTTCTTGTTTAGCGACCGCCAGGCTTACAGAATTTTAATGAAATATATTTTAATTTTATATGTATGTACTTTCGCAACAACAGAACCAGTTTGTAATGGAAGTTACGTTATTGGCGAATACATGAATTGGAAAACTTGTACTTTAGAAGGTTACAAACACTCATACGTATATTTAAACGATTTTCACTTAGACGATATGGAAGATAAAAAAATAGCAATGAAATTTTATTGTAAAGAAATGGGGGTAGCATAATGGCTAGTGTAGTAGATATTTGTAACTCAGCTTTAAATTTATTAGGTGCATCAACAATTAGTGCATTAACAGATGATACTAAAAACGCTCGTTTATGTAACCAAAGATACGAGCCTATTAGAAATAGAATTTTTAGATCACATCCTTGGAACTGTTTAATTAAAAGAATACAGTTAGCTAAAGATAGTGCAGCTCCAGTAATAGAATACAGTAATCAATATACTTTACCTTCAGACTGTTTAAGAGTTTTAAAAATACACAATGGAACTACAGACAGTATCAAGTCAGATATGGAATACAGAATTGAAGGCAGAAAAATTAAAACAAATGAAGGTACCATATATTTAGTTTATGTAGCTTTAGACGAAGATCC